ACATCAGAAACAAGGAAAATCTTTCCTGCGTCTGAGCCTGTTCCGGCTGTTGCTGTAACATTTTCAACATCATCTGCAATATCTGAAATAATTGCAGCGATATCTGTTGCTACAGTTCCTGAAGTTGCTGCTGAAATTGATACACCATTGATTTCAAGAACAATGTCCTTTGAAGCTGTAGTGTATGCAGAAAGATCAACAACAGCCTTATTTGCGTGCTTGCCGTTAAGAACAGCATTACGATTGCCGTTGAAGAAAACACCTTTACCGAAGTTGATTGTTTCCTTTGCAGCAACGCTTACAATTGTGTTTGGATTAGCTCCATAGAGCATACCAGCCATTGCTTTTTCAGCGTCAAGATTTCCGTACAAATTCATTATTTTGCCTCCTGACCATGATTTTTCATGCGTTCGATCATGCGGTTTCTTGCGTCATTTTCATCAGCGTGTGCTTCCGGAGGAAGATCCGAAGTAAACTGACGATTCTGAGCATCATTGCGTTCTGCAATCATTTCCACTGTTGCATCATAACGAGCCTGGATATAAACATCATCCTTGCCGTCAAATTTTGCGTTAGGGAACTGAGAAGCAATAACAGCCTTCTTAATGTCCATGTCAGACATATCAGCCTTAACTTCAACATTTGCCTTTGCAGCATTCTGCAGAAGTTCCATTTTTGCATTGACAGCAGCATCGATTGTTTTAGAATCGAGTGAAGTCTTTTTAACTTCCTCAAGTTCTTTTTCGGCGCTGTCAGCCTTTTCTTTTGCCGTGTCTCTTTCGGCTTCGAGTTCAGAAATACGCTTTTCAAGTTCCTTTTCCTTGTCTTCAAGGTCAGCAACTTTTTTATCCATCGCTTTTTTCTGCTCGCAGGCATCTTCTTCAGCTTTCTTTGCCTTTTCATCTGCTCTCTGAAGAGCTTTAATTACTTCAGCTTCTGCTTCATAGTCGATGCCGTCCAAGTTGATTTTTTTCAACATTTGGGTACCTCCATCATGTTTTTTGAAAACGATATCTTCAAGGACAGCATCTTCACTGTCCGCTCGAAGTTCAATTTTTGCGTTGTCTCCGGCACGTGCCGAATCAACAATTGCGCAATGATTGTAACGGATATTACGCTGAATAAAATCATACTCAATTCCGCACCAACAAGAACCGGGTTCTGCCATTTCGAGATCGCAGGTATAGCCCATTGACAAAGCCTGTTTGCCGTTAATAACTGCATCAACAGCGTCCTTGTGTGTAATAATCATGTCAATAGCGCAGTTAATTCCGTCTGTGATTTCTTCCCAGTTTCTGTGTTCCCAATCTTTAGTCCATGAAGGATTATCACCAAGACTTCCGACTTGAAGTTTATCTGCATTGTCAGTTGTTACAAGTTCTGTTGGGTGGTTGAGTGTTACAGGCTTAAGCTTCATTGAGTTTAGTGTTTTTTCGCTGAATACTTCTTCAGGAAGACGAAGTTCTCGCTGAACTGTTCCGTCTTTGCGTTTGTAAGTAAAAACGCCGATTGATGTTACAATGGCACGTCCTTTTAGAAAACCTTCGTTTGTTCGCTCAAAAGGAATTGTCATCCACTGTGAATTGTCGATGTTATCAAATCTGTTGACTGAATTAAATTTTCCCATTTTTTTTATTCTCCGGAAAATAAAAAAAGCCTGCTCTTGTTAAATTCAGAATAGGACGTAAGACATTCCGATTCCAAATAAACCCGGCAAGCTTTATCTGGTACTTGATGAATGTAAATCTTAATTAAGTAATTATATAATACAACATCCTAAAAATATGTCAAGTAAGGAATTAATAATTTTAAATAAACACACACACTTTTTCTTTTTGTGATTTCTGATCTTGTTGTCAAAAAAAAATCCGGGGCTGCACACACAAAATTGCGGTGGAACTCACCGTTGAGTGTTTAGTATTTAAATTTAGTATTTAGTATTAAGTATTAAGAATTTAGTATTAAGAGTATAGAGTTATTCGACACCGATATATCACCGTCCGACACCGTATATACGACACCCTACGGTGTCGAAGACCATATATACGACATCGAACACCGTATATACGGTACCCGACACCGTACCCATACCGTCTAACGGTGTATATATGACGTTCAACACCGTTCGATATCGTATATACACCGTCTAAGACCGTTATTTTTATTGAAATTTCACTGTTTTGACGTATAAATGTATAGTAAAATCATAAAATAATACTATTTATTTATATAGTGTATACTTTTTTATACATCTTAATAAAGTTTCTAGCGGATTATTTTTACTATGCTAGATTTTTTCTTAATATGTATACTTTTTTATACACTATAAATATTACAAGTATATTATGAGATAACTATGAAAAAAATAAGGAGTTTTTTCCTCATTGCAAAATTTAATTTTTACAGGATAAATTAAGAAAAAAAAACGGCACTGATTTTTTTTCAGTGCCATGTGATGTCACTCTGACTCTATCGGATTAAGAACTGCAATTCTTAATCGTTTTCCGTCTTTAAGAATTGCCATTGAAACTCTGTGATTTCCGTCTATAAGCATATATTTCCCCTTATATTCTACAGCGCGGATTATATCACCCTTTTCTTTTGACTTGTCATATTTAAGAAATCCAAGAAGCGTATCTTTATCCAGCCATTCCTGTCTAGTTACAACGTCATTCAAATCAACCATTTTTTCAACATAAATTTCTTGACCCGTTGCTCTTTGTTTATTGTATATAGCAGAGGCTTCTTTAAGATACTCTTTATTTCCCATAGGAATAATGTTATCAATTTCACCATGTCCAAGATCTTTGAAACTGTCAATTTTATCAATGATACTTTGATAATTTGAAACACTGTCTTCTGTTTCAGCTGCTGAAATATACTCCATAGGTTTATCTTCAATCTGTGATGTAAGCTCTGGATAATAAGCAAGACCAACACAACGGCATTGAATATCCTGCCCCGGATGAAGAGTAATAGCATCTGATGGTCTTTGTACCCATGTTTTGCCGCCGTCATATGAGCATACAGATGCATCATCCCAACGGCATAAAATTCCCTCCATAGCGGCGTGAGAATCTCTTACACGATCATCAAAAGCAGTACTCCATACATACATATCAAGCCCTATTTCTTCCATTTGAGCCTGAGTAATTTGACCGTTTAATTTTCCCATTTGATCTCTTGCAAGAAGTCTGCAGTGACTTTTAGAAAGGCTTTCTGTTGCATTGTAGATTTCTTCCTTGAGTTTTTTCGGAGACAATCCGTTAACTATTGACTGTTCAGTAAGAGTATTAATTTTTGAAACATAGTTTTTTGCATTCGATGTAATCAAAGAATAATTATCTTCTGCCCAGCTGTTCTTCATATCATCCCACCATGCAGCAGAAGTTGGTAGATTTACATGAATACCTTTATCAAGCATTTTAGAAAATTCTTTGTTTCCAAAGTTCATTGCATCGTCTGCAGTTTTACCAAGGGAAGTTAGAATAACATTATTATTTACGTTGCCATTGAGTTCAGATATATCCGGCATATAAACAGAAATCCAATCCTCAAGGTTGTAAATCATTTTTCTAAAACTATCTCCAGGAATTGCATCAAGATGAATTTCAGGACTGTCGCCCCGGAGTAGTTCTTCCATATTTTCATTGATAAACTTTGATACATAATCAGTAAGAGGCTTAAAAAAACTTTGAAGTTGTCTGTAATACTTGCGTTCTATTCCATGAGGATATGCACGCGGAGAAGTAATTTTTTTTGTGGCACGTTTTCCGCTCGTTTTGAAAAGAATTTTCATGAGCTGAATTTCAGTTTCATTTTTTATTTTCATTTTTGTCCTCATTGAAATCAGCACAAGCTTTATTATTTGCTTCTGCATGAGTAAAAAGGTCTTTGATTAAACAAAAACCTTTTCCGATTTTAACTGCCTCTTTATGGCTGTAGTCACCGATTATATCGGTTTCTTCTACAAACCATGTACAAGAATTACAAGTCATTATTCACCAACCGCAGGAAGCTCTGATTTTGAACCTGATTTTTCCTGTATCTTTTTAAGAGAATCACCGAATTCGAGTTCTTCAACAATCTCAGGAGACATGATACCCATATCAATATAACCCTGATATGTTTCCATTTTAACTCGTTCTGTGTTAGCTTTCTTTTCTTCAAGTTCAGCCTGTTCTTTTTCTGTCATCTGTTCAAGAGGATTGAAAACAATCTCAGGTGCCGGAATTCTCTGCCATTCTGAAATAATCTTAATAAGTCTATCGAGTATCGGCATAAGATCAGATTCTTGTTTTGCTTTAACCATATCATAATACTGATACATATCAGCATCACCAGTTGAATTGAGTCCTCCTGGTGAAATACCGAAAAGCTTTGTCATTGGATAACCTGTTGCTGCAGAAGTCATCATCATAAACTGATGAATAACATCGGAAACGCCACCGAATGCAAGAGTATCACGTTCAAAAGTTTCTTCAGTATCAAGAAGAATAGAATGGAATACAGACTTCATCATGTCCATTGCCTGAAGTCTATTCTGTACTAACTTTTCGCCGCCTTCACTAGACATTATAGTAGCAAGGTCTTTATATTTGTATTTTCCGATTGTAAGTTCGTTCAAAAGATTTGCAAGTGAAGAGAATGTACTTCCAAGCTCTTTTAATCTGTCTTGGATTCTCTGAAATACAGAAAGACCCCAATATCTGTATTCCATAGGAATAAGACTTGCTTCAGATGAAGGAATTTCAATACCTTTTACTTCAATGACACGAGAATAATGAACTCTCTTCATTTCGTACTGTCTTCCGGTGTAGAACATAACTGTATAATACTCAACCTGTCCATAGTGAGGAAGTTCAGGATTCATCTGCCATTTAAGCGAGCCATACATTACATTGTTACGCGGAATAATACGCAGATTTTCAAACTGTTTGATTTTATTTAAATTTAATGGCTGATCCAAAGTCTGACCGTCATATATTCCAAGAAGAATGAGCGCACCGCCATAAAGCCTTGCCCATTTCAAAGCCTGTGCAATTTTATGATTTGCTTTAATTTCTTTGAAAATATGAGAATAGACTTTTGAATAATCGTCTATTCCTTCCTTTTCGTTTTCAAAAACATAATGCCAGCCCTGCTTCATCATGTCTTCAGGCAGAAGATCGATTATACGAGCTCCAAGCCCGTCATCTGCGTAAATGATTTCTTTTTCGGCATCGGTAAAAAATCCTGACGGCATAGCCATAGTTGATTTTGTTTTGTCTGCTTTAGTACCAAGACCCGTAAACAGATTCATCCAGCCGTCATGTTTGACAGCATTTTTCTGCTCAATATTATCGCTCATGTTTTTATTCTCCTCTTATTAGAATTTATTAACATCAATGATTTAATTCTACCATGAATATAATGATGTGTTAACTCCAGAACTATTCCAGATAGCAAAACCTGCTGAAAGATTATCCACCTGGTCATCATGCGGACCATAAGGAAATGCAGAAATTTCAGCAATCCAGTCATCAAGCCACGGCTCACCTTGAACAACATGAACGTTTCCCGCCTTAAATATTGCTTCAAGTGGAGTTGCACGGACAACTTTATCCTTCTTTTCCGGAACCGATAAAATTGTAAATTTTCCTTTAAGTATTTTTCTCATGGTTGCAATTGTGTCTTTTGCATCAGAAGAATTTCCTACACCGATTTTAACGTATGGACCGTCCTGATTAGTAATGTGTCTCATCTGCTCGTCACGCTCCGGGGCATTCATTCTCATTCGTGTAACATTACGAATCCATAAATGAGGCATATCGTCAATAATATTAAATGCAAGCAATGTTCCGCTTGTCCAGTCGGGGTCTGCTTTTGCGCGTTCTTTTGCGGTGTGTGCCAAGTCCCATACACGCATCCACTGAAGATTCTTTGGCCAGTCAGCAGTTGAAAGATGTCGCTGAATACATTCTGTATTAAGCATATTTCCACTTCTTTTGACAGGATCAAGCTGCATAAGAGACTGAAAACCATAATCACCAAGAACGGCTTTTTGCTGAGTATACCATTGTTTTCCGAAACGTTCAGGAAATAAAACGCCTTCCGGGTATTTGTCGCTCATGGCAGGAAATTTCAGGAAATTAAAATGAGGAAAATCGGGATCTTCCTTGCACTTCTTTTTTATGCGCCCGATTATATCGTCAACGTGCCATGGAGTAGCAAGAACGATTGTAATAGATACTGGAGCTTTTCGAGTCATAAAGTCGTTTGTAAAAGCGTCCCACATCTTTTCGCGCATAGTATCTGATTCAGCGTCCGCACGGTTTCTGCAGAAGTCGTCAAGTAAACCAAGATTGTAGCCCTGCCCGGAAAGAGAGCCTAACAAGCCCGAAGCAAAGCATTCGCCTTCATGGTCTTTAATCATCCAGTGAGCTGCACTTGAAGAGCCTGTATCGACTTTTATATTTGGAAAAAGTTTTCTGTATTCAGGCGTTGAAATAAGGTTTCTTGAAGTCTTTGAAAATCCTTCCGTAAGTGCCTGAGTATGTCCGCAGAGAATTACTTTAGAATCAGGAAATAATCCCAAAAAATGAGCAGGAAGTTTTCTTGAAAGAATCTCGCTTTTACCATGCCTAAAAGGAACTGTTATAACCCATGCCGAAGATTTTCCATCCCTATACAATTCCATTGCATAATCAATGGCAGCACAAATTTTTCTTGTATGATAGCCGATTGTAAAAGGTTCTGAATGATTCTGCCATGTATACGACATGAAATTTAAGTGATGATCTACTGCTTCAAGGCGGCGCAATAAGAGAAGTTTTTCAAGCTCTGATTCTGAATTATCTTCACTAATCTTCTTTGCTGACATCTTCGCGGAAAACTCCTAACTCTTTCTGTAAATCCTCTACAAGTTTTTGTCTTTCTTCCGGATCTTCTGGAATCTCGCTTTTTGCTTCTGTCAATTCAATCTGTGTAACAGGCTTTGTATAAAGATATGTCATCAGCTCGCTTGCGACTTTTGCACGGACCTGAACAGGTGTTTTTTTATCGCGGAACATTGAAAGCATTCCTGCGAGTATTTCCTGCTCTGGAGTGAGTTTGATTTTCTTGATGACATTGCCCTTTTCATCACGCTTGAGAATTGGCTCTGAAAATAGTTTCTTGTGGACTTCAAGAAGGTCGGTTTTTATTCCTGTAGCTCCCTTCGGTCTACCCTTTGGATTTCCTGACTGTCCTTTAACATATCTTCCCATATTTCCACCTGTAATTTTTC